TGGGCTTGTAGCTCAGCTGGGAGAGCGTTCGGTTCGCATCCGAGAGGTCGAGGGTTCGAATCCCTTCAGGTCCACCATAACTGGACACCAGTTTTGATACAATGCGTATCGAAGCGGGTGTCCAGTTTCTTTTTGTAAAAGCCCCTATTTACAAGGGTTTTCCTATACCTTTTAACGATAACAGGCTCTACGGTGGTTCTGAAATGGTCACCGCGGAGCCTGTTCCGTTTTACCCCTCTATACCATTTAACGAAAGGTCTGTGGGGTGTGCATTTTGAGCCAAGGGGTGTGCATCTTTTAATTATTCCTCGGCAAAGGAAAAAGCCGGAGCAGTTACGCTCCGACCTTGATTTCTGTGCCGTTGGCAAATGCAAAGGTGATTTCGCCGTTCCTGTGGACGATGGCTTTTTCAATCATCACCGTCCAGATGGTGTCATTCCAGTCGTGCATCACCTCTGGCTGTTTCTTGAGGGTGCGGATATAAAGCGCCATCTTCTTGTCCTGCTGACTGCGGGCGGTGCGTAGGCTCTGCAACCGCTCCAGTTCCGCAGCCGCTTTCTCATACCGTTCGGTGAGGGCTTCGTACTTTTTGAGGTAGGCTTCCTGGGACTGTGCCGTGGATGCGTTTTCCTTGACTGCCGCTTTGACCAGTTCAGCAACAACCTGGGTTTCTTCAAGCTGCCATTCAATATCGGCATCCAGTGTTCCAAAATCCATCAGCCGCGCACGCCACGCTTCACATTGTTTTATGATCTGCACCCGATCCTGCATCATCAGATTGTAGGCTTTTATGAAAAGCCGCTGTATGGTTTCGGTGTCCACCACAGGAGTGTGGCAGCGTTCCTCGTTTGCAAATTTGCCGTTGCACTGCCAAATGGTGCGGCGGTATTGGTCGGTGGAGTGCCAAACCTTGGGGCCGAAGAAGGCTCCGCAATCCTCGCAGACCAGTTTGGCCGAAAGGACACTCTTGCCGCTGTAGGCTTTGCCCAAGGTCTTCCGTCTGGCGAACTCTGCCTGCACCTGCTCCCATTCGTCCGGCTCAATGATGGCGGGATGACTGCCCGTCACATAATACTGTGGGACTTCACCCTCGTTGGGTTTCATTTTCTTTTCCAGAAAATCCACCGTGAATTTCTTCTGAAGCAGTGCGTCACCCTTGTATTTTTCGTTCTGAAGGATACTGGTGATTGTGGTCTTGCTCCATGTCTGCTTGCCGCCCGGTGACGGGATGCCCAATTCCTCCAGGTACTTGCAAATGCCTGCCTGGGTCTTGCCCTCAAGGAAAAGCCCGTAAATCAGCTTCACGACCCTTGCTTCGCTTTCGACAACCGCAGGCCGTCCATCCTCGCCCTTTTCGTAGCCGAGGAAGCGTTTGTACGGCAGATGCACTTTGCCATCGGAGAAGCTCTTGCGCTGTCCCCAGGTGATGTTTTCGGAAATGCTGCGGCTTTCTTCCTGCGCCAGAGAGGACATGATGGTGATGAGCAGTTCGCCCTTGCCATCAAAGGTGTAGATGCCTTCCTTTTCAAAATAGCACTCCACACCGCTTTCTTTCAGCTTGCGGATGGTTACCAGGCTGTCGACCGTATTTCTCGCAAATCGGCTGACCGACTTGGTGACAATAAGGTCGATCTGACCGTCAAGGGCATCAGCAATCATCTCTTTGAACCCTTCACGGCGCTTGGTGTTAGTGCCGGAAATGCCCTCGTCCGTGTAGACTTTTACGAACTCCCATTCCGGCTTTGACTGTATGAACTTGGTGTAATAATCAACCTGCGCCTCATAACTGGTGAACTGCTCATCGCTGTCGGTGGAAACACGGGCGTATCCGGCGACACGTCTTTTCCGTGCTGCTACCGAAGGCAGGTGCGTCAGTGGGTTTATGGTTGCGGGTATCATTGTAACTTTAGGCATTCTGGTTCCTCCTTTCCAGGGCTTTCTGACGGGCGGTTGCCTTCATCTCGTCCGTCCAACTTTGACTGCGTGAGCGGTCTTTCCATTTCCGTGTGACTTCCGAGCCGTCATAGAAGCGGAAAGTCAATACATTTTCATTGCAGACCAGTATGCTCTTTATAAGCCTGCGGAGTAATTCCTCTGAAAAATCCACCTGCCCAAGCACTTCTGCGGTCACTGCCTGCAGGGTTTCTTCGGGGATCTGCTTGGAAGCACAGGCGGCTTTGCCCATTGAATTGAAGGTGCCGCAGACCCAGACGGGGCCCGTTTTCGTGACCTTGCGCCGATAGTTCTTTCCGCAACCGTCACAGACCAGAAGGCTTGTGAACGGGTATGTTTTCTTGGGTGTTGGCTTCTTGATGAACCGAGCCGCCCGTCGTGCTTTTTCTGCCTGCACCGCCTGGAAGGTCTCCATGTCGATAATGGCATCGTGGGCATCCTCTGCGTGGTACTTCGGAAGTTCGCCGTTGTTAACGATGGTCTTTTTGGTAATGTGGTTCTCACGGAAGGTCTTCTGTAAAATCAGATTTCCCGTATAGGTGTAATTGCTGAGTATCTTGGAAATCACTGATTGACCCCATTGCTTTCCGAAGCGTGACGGGATGCCATCCTCATTCAGCCGTTTGGCAATGGCAAGGTAGCCATCGCCGGAAAGGTACTCATCATAAATGCGGCGGACAAGGTCTGCTTCCTCTGGGATGATCTCGTACCGACCGTTCTTCAGCCGATATCCGAGCATGGCCCCGTTCCAGGGCATCCCTTCCTCGAAGTTCCTCTTGATACGCCATTTCTGGTTCTCACTTGCGGAGCGGCTTTCTTCCTGCGCGTAGGACGCCAGAATGGTCATCATCAGTTCGCCGTCACCGCTCATGGTGTGGATGTTCTGCTCCTCAAAGAAAATGTCCACCTCCCAGGCTTTGAAATCACGAACGGTCTGCAAAAGTGTGACCGTATTTCGCGCAAAGCGGGAGATGGACTTGGTTATCACCATATCGATTTTTCCGGCACGGCAGTCAGCGATCAGTCTCTGAAAATCTGCTCTGGATTCCTTGGTGCCGGTCTTGGCTTCATCGGCGTACACGCCAACATAGAGCCAGTCATCGTGATTCTGGATGAGGTCGCTGTAATAGCTGACCTGTGCGGACAGCGAGTGGAGCATGGCATCTTTGCCGCTCGACACACGGGCATAGGCTGCAACTCGCTTTTTCTGTTCCAGTTTCGGTGGTTTTGGTACAATGGTTATTGCTCTTGGCATTTTGTCACCTCCTCGTAGTGTGACATATTACCTCTGAAACCACTATATATCAAGTCAATCCCGCGATATAAACTACACGAAGATATTCCAAATTCCTCGCGCTGCATTGTATCAATTATGGCGTAATCTTCCGGGGTTATAATCCCCAACGACAGCATCCGTTTTGCCTGGAGCATGGATGCCAAGTAGTCTTCCAGTCTGGCACGATAGGCATCAGTCACAGCAGCCACACTCCTTTCCGAAGCGGTCCGCAATGTAGCAGCCGTGGCTACAATATTTACGCTCTTTATTACCATACGCAGTGAATGGCTTACCACAGTGAGCGCAGGTGTAAGCATAAACCGCTTTCCGATCCACGCAGTCTGGGTGGCTGTTCCACCAGGCAGTCCGGCAAGTGTCCGAGCAGAACTTTCTGGGCTTCTGCTTGGGAACGATTTTTATCAACTTTCCGCACTGTTTGCAGGCAACCGTATTCTTCGCTGTATCGCCCAGACCGTTTCGGCGGCAGAATGAGCGTACTGTATTATCTGAAATACCGAGCATTTCACCGATTTTTACATAGCTGATGCCTTGTAAACGCAAGGTTTTTATTCGTTCTTTCTGCAAATCCGTCATAGTGGGTTCCTCCAATCCGAGGGGCTTCCTCACTACCCACTGGAGGTGAAAACGGCATTTGAACAGAAAAACAGCAAAAAAATAAGCCCACCGAAGAGAAATTATCTCCTCGATGGGCTTCGTGGTTAGTTGGGGATCTTCAGCTTCCAACCGCTGTAGATGACATTGGACTTCAGACCGTTGAGGGTCTTGATTTCAGGGTATCTGCTGCCTTTGCCAAGATACAGGGCGGCAATGTCCCATAGGGTATCTCCCTTAACTACCGTATGGATGCGGTAGTCAGCAGTGCCGGAGTCGGTTGCATCATCCACAGGATAGATGGCAACACCATCATTGGTGAAAACATGAGTGCCGGGGTTCTTATCCGCAGCCGCCTTTGCATTGGCGAGGACGCGGTAAGCACCCACCTGGGACTTGCTGTTCTTCCAGGCTTTACGCACACGGTAATAGCCGGAAGTCAGCTTTTCAGGATAGGTCACCACAGGCTCGGCAGTGTCTTCTGTGTTCTCATTGGTATCGGCAGCAAGCAGAGCCTTGACCTCGGCACGGAAGGTATCCATGCTCTTGCCATGCTTTGGGAACCAGTGCATCACATCACCGTGGTTGGATGCGACGCCCTGCTTGTAGCCCTCGGAGTGACAGATGATATTCTGCTCGGTGAGACCATACTCCTTGCAGAGGTAGGCACAAAGTTCAACGGCCTCACGGTACACCTTCTGGAAATAGGTGTAATCCGTAAGACCGTCCTCGCAGATTTCAAAGCCGATATGGGTGTTGTTGGCGCTGCCTCCGGCGTGCCATCCACGGTGATTCCACGGAAGTGTCTGGTATGTGGCAATGGTGCCGTCTGCCAGTTTGCCGATGAAAGCGTGGACGCAGACTTCTCTGCCGCCGGGGTGATAGGTGTTCCAGTGATTGCCGTACTGGTTTTCACCGAGCAGACCGTCATTGGGACCCACATAGCGTTTCAGATTGGGGTTGTTCGCCCCGGTGGAATGAACCATAATGCCCTTGACGGTGATGGTTCTGCCTGCCTTATAGCAAGCGTTTTCTGTAAGAATCAGCTTATGCAGATTCATCATCGTCACCTCCTCGCTCGTGAAGCTGCTCCAGGACTTCCTTCAGCTTTTCAGGGATAGGCAGTCCCAGATGGGCAGAGTTCTCCAGAATGCTGACACCCTCATTGGACAGGTAGAAGAAAATGACTGCGGTTCGCAGCACTCCACCCTGGCCGAGGACATAGACATCCACAATGTTGCCGATGCCCACAAGAGTGAAAATCAGCACCTTGCGGCAGATGCCTTTGAAGCCGATGGAACTGGAGAGGTTCTTGTCAGTGATGGCGCACATGACGCCGGTGATGTAGTCGATCACCGTAAAGGCGATCAGCGCATACAGGAAGCCGTCCACACCGCCCAGGAACCATCCAAGGAAGCCACCGAAAGCGGTGAATGCGATCTGAATGCCAGACCAGATTTGTTTCATAGCGTTATCCTCCATTTCGTTTTAATTATGCAAAAGGGCCTCTGCCACGACAGCAGAAGCCCTATGTGCCTTATTCGGTTTGCTTGGGTAACCATTCCCATACCCGCATATCTTCCTGTCCGAGGGACCACATACACATCCCTCGCAGCTTCCATCGGTATGCTGCCTGGTTTGCCCAATAGATGAGGCTGTCCACATCCTGGTAGTAAAGGATGGAAAAGCCGTCCGAATCCCCAAGGAACAGCCTGGAAATCCAGATGTTGATGTCCCTGGGGATTATTTTTGCAGAGTAGTCGTTGCCGCACTCAAGCGGCATGATGTGGGAGTGGTAAAACTCGTAGTCCAGAGAGATGCTTTCGCTTCTGGTGGACGATTCTTCCACATCACTGGTCAGCGTGAACACCTGGAACTCCTCATCCCAGGTGCAGTTCGACCGTTCAATTCTGCCGTAGGAAGTTTCAGTACCATCCGGCATGATAACATCGAAACGCTCATACGGTTCGTATGTCCAGGCATCCCCCAGACGGAGCAGTTGGCAGTTGACAGGCATATCCGAGCGGATACCCGCATAGCCACCGCCACTGCTGACCGTAGCCGTAAAGCGCAGCGTGTACGAGGTGGAGGAATAGACCCGCACCTTGTTTCCACGCTTACGCATCTCAATGGTGTAAACACTCGGATTGGAGCGGAGGTCTGCCTTTGCGGTCTTTGCATAGGATGCCGAGTAGCTTCCCTTGAGCGTTGACCCTTCGTAGAGTTCCAACCTCTGCGTATCGTAATTGATGCACAAAAACAGCGAACCGAGGAAAATGCCGGACTTGCCACCACCATCCGGCGGGATGATGATCTGTGCACGGAGATGAATGTCGGAAAATCCGTTATAGTTCCAGGCAAGCTGACCGTAGCCCTCAAGCTGCGAGTATGGGCGGTTGGCATCGCTGTTAGGGTCTTGCCACACATCCCATTCGCCGGAGAGCGTTGTCCAGTAGCTTTCCGGGATCTTCTGCTCATCACGGAAATCCTCATACCATACCAGTGCAGAGTCCGGCTTTCGGCGCAGCATCTCAAGAGTCAGCTTGAAGCTGGTCGCCGGTCCCACCATATCGCCGTTGATGTCCTTGAACTTTCGTGGTGCAAGGGTGTATTCCGCATCACCTGCAGTGGGTTCTTCGGAAAAGTCCGTGCAGACACGGAAACCATAGAATTGGACACCATTCACGCCTACAGAGATTTTCAGCGTATGCTCTCCGGCAGTGAGATTTGCACCCTTGGCGAGGGTTGCCCAGAAAGTGGTTCGCCAGTACGGCCACCATAGCCGATTCTCGTAAAAATGAACCGTGCTGCCATCCAAAGAAGCATAAATGCTGTTTTTATCCCAGAACGGATAACACAGCCGGACTGCAACATCGTAGGTGCCGTCCTCATCAATGGTGAACTTATAGGTGGCAGAGCCGTCCTCTCCCAAGGTCACAAGGGTCTTGGAAACAGAAACAATGCCGGAATAGCTGTCCGGCTCGGCATCGTGGTCAATGAGAATTTCTCCAAACTCGGTCTTTTGCTGCTTGGCATAAGCGGTCAGATAGTTCCTACGGTTATAGACCTCTGCCATCTGGGGATAGGTTTTTGCCGTGGCATCTCTGCCTTCCATGTAGTCATACACATGAGGGAGCGCCCACGGACCCATATCGTAATCGTCCCAATAGGAAAGGATCGGAATGAAAGGCTGCGGTGGTGCATCATCGGTGAAGTTATACACGCCCTGCATCCAGTATTTTGCAGCATAGTAGGTGTGGGATGTGCCACGGTAGTATTCACCCAGATTTTCCGGGGTATCATAGATCTGCCAGTTCCAACCGTAGGCAGGCATACCGAGGAATACCTTTTCTGGGTTCATCACCCGCACAGCATAATCGTACACACCCTCAAGCCAACTTCTCGGAGAGACGGGACCAGGAGCGGAACCTGCCCAAGCCATACCATAGGTCATAATGGATGCGGTATCGCAGTATTTATCAAGGTCACCATATACGCACCAGTTCTCTCCACCGACCGAGCCGTTGACCGAAGTCATACCCGGCAGGCAGATGTTCATCTCCTTGGTGGAGTCATAGGATTTCACGGTGCTGTAAATATGGGCGAACATGGCGGTGGACGCTTCGTGGGTGGAGTAATCGTCGCCTTTTTCCAGGTCTATGTCCACACCGCTGCACCAGGGGTATTTCTCCATGATGCGGACGAGTTCGGAGCAGAAAGTGTCCTGTGCGCCGTCCGTGTTGTCACGCAGGGCTTTGAAGATGGAGTTGGCACCGTCATTGGCAACGGTGAGCAGCCAACGGATAGCCTTGGTTGTCAGAAGCAGCGTATACTCATCGCCGCCGATGTTGATATTTGCAGAGCGTTCAGTAGTCATAGGTCAGTCCTCCTTATTCAGCCGCAGCGGTGGTATAAGAAGGCTCGTACACTTCCTTATACCAGTTGGTGATGGTGTCAGCGGTTACAGCGGAATCACCCTCGGTGACCTCTGCCTTCCAGGGATGCTTGCCATTACCATCCACCTTATTGCGACGGAGAATGGTGCCCTCGATGGTAGGAGTGCTGAAGGTGATGCTGTCACCCTTGGTAGCAAGGTTTGTAGCGGGGATACCGAACTTTACACGGTACAGCCAGTAATACTTGTACTTGCCGTTGGATTTCTTTGCACGGAAGCCAACAGCCACGGGATCACCGCCGTCCTCACTGGTAGAGACCACAACGCCATTCGCATCAATGGTTGCGCCGGTCAGGTCGGAGGCAACAGATGCACCGACATCGTCCACGCCCAGGGACAGAGTACCATTTTTGAACTCCTTTACGATTTCTGCCGCACCATCATCTGCGTAGAGCGTAGCCTCGGCCAGTTCCACGGAGAGATCGGCATTCATTGCCTTTGCCAGTTGCACCGGGGTCGCATAGGTTTCGTTGCCATTCTCGTCCTCGGTGATTTTGGCATAATACAGTTTATCAAGACCGATAGTAGCCATGATTTATTCCTCCATTTCATAGTGTTTGGCTACATCCACCGCATAGTGGTGATAGCCTGTTTCGGTTTCATAACCGATGTATCTGCGGTCGGTTATGGTAAAATCAGCGCCCAGAAGCGTTTTTACAATGGTGTTTTTATCTGCCATGTAGTTGCCCTGGACATAAAGAGATAGTCGAGCCTCCTGCACATCAATGCCGGGAACGTTATCTGCATGGAGGTCGAAAGTGTCAGCGATGGGAACCACCACGATGTACTTCGCGGGGGCAGCATCGGTGAACACGCCTGTCTCGATGGGAATGCCCAAAACAGAAAGTGCCGTCTGGATATCTGCCAGTACACTCATAATTTTCTGACCTCCTCTTCAAATTTCTGCTGCATCGCAGCCTTGCAAGCAGACCGTGATGCGGATTTCGCAGGCTTCAGAAAGGGCTTTGCAGGCTGACCGTGCTTGCCGTATTCCAGGATGTTTGCAAGTTTTGCGTTACTGCCGCCATCACTGCGCGGTTCGGCAAAGCCGACCTTGACATTGTGATTGCCGTCCTTATCGGTCTTGGCAGGGGTAAGACCCAGAGCCGATTCCAATTCACCTGTGGAGCGGGATTCGTATTTTGTGCCGGAACCCACCACAGCGGAAAGGTTGCTCTGTACCTTCTGCAGGACAACTTCACCGCCTGCCTCCAGTACACTTTCGGCAACGGTATCAAAGTCCTTTCCCAGACGTGACATCCTTTCCAGAAATTCATCCGGCATTTTGATATCAACCTTTGCCAACAGTCGCCACCACCTTTTTTGCAAGAACCTCCGTGTACATACCGCGTCCTTTCACATCCTCGACCGAGGTTACCTCAAACCGCTCACCGTCTGTAACGATGATGTGGTCGGTGGTAATATTATCCCCAACTTTTAAGGTTAATTTCGCATTAATTTCATCTTTTAAAGGCGCGGTTTGCGGGAATGGCTTAATATTCGGCCCATAGAGGACTTCCGCTTTTTCCGCCGCCTCACCCTCTAAAGGCATGAT